AGCAGCAGGGGTTCATTTAACAGATACAGCTTCAGGAACAACAAGTGGTGATGGTGGTTATGTGGCTTTTGATAATCCAAATTTATATATACAGAATAAAGAAGCAGGTTCTATGTTTTTTGAAACTAGCGGAACAACTGCTTTAACAATAAACAGTTCTGGAAACTCAACTTTTGCAGGAAGTATAACAGGTGGCAATGGTACATTTACAAATTTAACAATTAACGCTACTGAAAAACTTAGATTTGATGGCGCAGGTGGACACACTTATATTGAAGAAGATTCAAATGATACTTTAATTTTTGCAACAGGTGGTACAACAAGATTAACCCTCGATTCTAACGCAACCTTTGCAGGAAATGTAAATATTGGTACTGCGTTAATAACACCAAATACAAATTTTAATAGTTTAGTTATATCTCGAAATGCTAGTAGTGGAATCACAATATTATCAAATAGTGCAAATAACGGAGGTATTTATTTTGGAGATGAAAATTCTAACAATAGAGGACAGATAAAATATTTACACGCCTCCAACTCTATGACTTTTACTACTGACGATGAACAAAGATTAACAATAGACAGTTCTGGAAACGTAGGAATAGCAGCGACACCAGGAACTTATCTTTCAACTATTAGAGCATTAAGAATTGGTCAAGGTGCAAGTTTTAGTGCTTTTACAAATTCATTAAATACTTATGTAAGTAGTAATGTTAGAGTAGATGCAACTGGAACTAATAAAGCTATTGTAACTGGAGAATCAGCACAATATAGACAATCAGACGGAACACATATTTGGTATAATGCTGCAAGTGTAGAAGCAGGAGCAACTTCTACTTTAACACAAAGAATGACCATAGACAGTGACGGAAACGTAGGAATTGGTATAACTCCAAATGTTAATTCTACTGTTGTAAATGTGATACAACTTGGTAAAGGTATGACTCTAATGGGTAATGCAAATGATGACAGAGCAACTATGGCTGCTAATTTATATCTTGATACTGGAACTGCTTTTAGATATGTAATGGATGGTTTAGCAGGTAGATTTAGTATAGAAGATGGGAATATGGTTTGGGGTACTGCAAGTTCAGGAACAGCAGGTACAGTTGCCACAGTAGATACTAAAATGACTTTATTAAATAATGGAAACTTAGGAATAAATGCAACTGACCCAGTAAAAACTTTAGACGTTCGAGGTAGTTTAGCAATATCAAACAGTACAGCTTCATATTGGTATATGGACAGAAATGATACTACGGGTAATTTTGATTTAAATGAAAATGTTAATGGTACTCTTTTTACTGTTACTCCAAATGGAAACGTAGGAATAGGAGTAGCTGCTGATACTTCAGTAAGAACTTTTATTAAAGGTTCTGATTCTGGTACTAATAATTTTCAAATACTTACAAGAAATTCAAGCGATGAAAATGTTTTAGCAGTAAGAAATGACGGAAATGTAGGAATTGGGACGGCTTCGCCATCTTATCCTTTAGATATTACAGGTGCTATAAGAAGTTCAAGTGGTCTTTATTTAAATAATGCTTCAGGTGGTTTTCTTTGGAATCAAGCTAATGCACATATTGCTTTTGGCACTAATAACACCGAAAAAATGCGTTTAACATCTGGGGGGACAATTTTTATGTATGGACTTGGGGGATATACAGCATCTTATGCTGATGTAAGATATGATACAACTTCAAAAGAATTGTATTATCAAACAAGTTCTAAAAGATATAAAACAGATATAGTAAATCTCGAAAATTCTTTAGATAAAATAAACTCATTAAGACCAGTAAGATATAAAGATATAAATACAGAAACTCTAGCTTGTGGTTTAATTGCTGAAGAGGTTGTTGAAACAATACCTGAAGTTGTATTTAAAAAAGAAATTGAAGGATTTGACGAACCTCAAATCGAAGGTTTAAACTATACAGATTTAATTCCTTTCTTAATTAAGTCAATACAAGAACTAAAAGCAGAAATAGATGATTTAAAAAACAAATGTAATTGTAAATAATTATATTTGTATATAACTATAAATTAAATAAAATGAGCAAATTAGAGGAAAAAGAATTAAAAGAATTAAGAGAATCTCAAGGAAAAATCAATGCTATCAAAATGGATATTGGAACTTTAATGGGCCAAATACATTCATTAAATCACATGCAAATTGATGAGATAAACAAACAAGGTGAATTGAAAAAGTCATTGGAGGAAAAATACGGTAAAATATCTGTTGACTTAGAATCTGGCAAGTATTCTGAAATTATTGAAGAGGAGAAAATAAAAGGATAAATAATGGCTTTAATAAATGGATCCAGTTTTTTGATATATAAAGGCGATGATCCTATTGGCCATAGTAACAATGCCACAATTAATTTAGATTGTGATTTACCAGAAAGCACAACAAAGGATTCTGGCGGATGGAAAGAGGTTTTAGCTGGGGTTCGTAGTGGTTCGGTTGAGGTTGATGGATTAATTGATTATAGTGATTCCGTAAACTTTGAGCAACTTGCCGAAATGGTTTTACTTAGGACCACAACAAAGTTTTATTTTAGTCAGGACATTGAGGGATATGGTGATGGTTTGGTATTATTAGGAAATGGATATATTTCTAATGTTGATGAGGAGGGGAGCCATGAAGCACCAACAAGTTACAACCTTTCGATTACTTTAACCAGCATTATATTAGTCGATGAAAGGACCGGTGAGGTTTGGAATACTAACTTTGATGAGTGGGAAAATTCTAACTATGATTGGGAAGCGGCATAAAAATATAATTTTGTATATTTGAATAAAATTATTAACTAATAAAAATTAAATAAATGGCAACAGTCGGAGTGTTCAATGGAACAAATTTATTATTAAAAGTCATCAGTGATGGTGGAACATTAGCAACAATTGGTCACACAACATCGTGTTCATTATCTTTGTCTAATGATTTACCAGAGGCAACAACTAAATCGAGTGGTGGTTTTCAAGAGGTTATCGCTGGGGTTAGATCTGGAGAGATTAGTTTTGATGGTTTAGTCGCTTACGATGATGCGGCAAATGCTATTGAAATGGCTGATTATCTTTTGGCTAGACAAAAAGTTGATTTTAGTTTTGGAACAGCTGAAACAGGGGACGCGGTTTATAGTGGTGAGGGATTCTTTTCTAGTGTTGAAATGAGTGCTGAAATGGAATCACCAGTTACTTTCTCAGGTTCAATTACAGTTACAGGCGCAATCACTAAATCTACAAATTAAGATTTAATCTTTTAATAATAGACACCTAGAGTAAGGAACTAGGTGTCTTAAATCTACATATATGGCAAACAAGAAACGAGGGTATTATTCTCTTAGTATAGGTGGTAAAAACCGCACTATGCATTTTTCAATGAATTTCTGGGCAAACTTTACTGATAACTTAGGTGTATCAATAGAAAAAATTGGTAATGTTTTTCAAGATGGAATTTCACTATCCGGTATTAGAGCTTTGGTTTATTCTGGTTTATTAGCTAATGATCAAGAGCAAGGCAATGAAATTGATTATAATGAATTTAAAGTTGGAATGTGGCTTGAGGATTTAACATCTGATGAGCTTACTAAAATAATTGAATCCATGATGGAATCCAGAATACTTGGAAATGACCTTAACATGGGTATTAATAGAAACGTAAAAAAAACCACTAAGGTGGGAAAGCGCCCAGCCAACTAACTTGGGATAATATACTTGATTATTACATTGGTCAGGTTGGCATAAATCCTAATGATTTCTGGTCAAATACTTGGACCGAAAATCAATTATTAGGTGAATCACACAATATAAAATTGAATTTAGATTGGGAGCGAACTAGGTATTTGGCATCAATGATTTTTAATGTTAATTGTGAAAAGAGAGCGCAAATGATTACACCGGATAAATTATTTCCATTACCACAAGATGTATATTTGGAGCGTGGCAAACCTAAATCAACTAGGAAACAATATGAATCATTTTTGAAAAAAGTTAATAGTATGAAGTCATCAAAATGATGGCTTTTTTTTTTCGTATTTTTGAATAAAATTACATTATGTCAAATGAATTAAAAGTGTTTTTAGTTGGTGATGCTACTAAACTAACATCATCATTAAACAAGGCAAGTTCTAAATTATCAGCATTTGGTAAATCGGCAAGGAAAGTTGGAAAAGATTTATCATTAAAATTAACATTACCAATTGCTTTGGCTGGTGGTGCTGCAATTAAATTAGCTAGTGATTTTGAGGAAAGTTTAAATAAAGTTGATGTTGCTTTTGGTAAATCATCGGCTGAGGTCAAAAATTTTGCTAAAACTACATTAACACAATTTGGTATTGCTGAGGGATCAGCACTAGATATGGCCGCACTTTTTGGTGACATGGCCACCTCAATGGGTATAACTCGGAACGAGGCATCTTTAATGAGTACATCAATGGTTGGTTTAGCTGGTGATTTAGCATCATTTAAAAATATTGGTATTGATCAAGCAACCACCGCATTAGCTGGTGTTTTTACAGGTGAAACCGAATCACTTAAAAGATTGGGTATTGTAATGACTGAGGTAAACTTAAAGCAATTTGCAATGTCCGAGGGTATTCAAAAGAATATTAAAGACATGACACAAGCGGAAAAAGTTAATTTAAGATATGAATTTATTTTATCTAAAACTGGAAACGCTCAAGGCGATTTTGCTAGAACTCAAGAGGGTGCGGCAAATCAAATGAGAATATTTAGTGAGGGTTTAAAACAATTAGGTCAATCAATTGGATCTATTATGTTACCCGCATTTACTAAAATTGTATCATTTGCTAATAAAATTATAGAAAAATTTATTGGATTAGATGATAAGACAAAAAAAATAATTGTTGTTGTTGGTTTAGTTGTTTCAGCAATTGGTCCTTTTCTTTTTATACTAGGATCTTTATCAAGCATTTTAGGGGTTGTTGCTACTGGTTTTACAGTATTAACAACCGCAATGATGGCTAATCCTTTTGTCTTAGTTGGAACTGCTATCGTTGGGCTTGTGGCTATATTTGTTTCTTTTGTACAAAAATTAGAACCAGCAATTAGTAAATGGCAAACCTTTCTTAATATGGTTAAGTCGTTTGGCAGTCCTGCAAAATTTGCGGCTTTACAATTAAAAACAAAAGCAGAGAATCTAAAAGAGGCGGCTAAACAAGCGGAAAAAGATAAAACAGCAACATCTAAATTAAAAAATGAGATTGATGGATTAACAGGTTCTTTAAAAGATTTAAATACCGAATCTCAAAGAAGTAAAGTCAGTGGAATTGGGACTGATTCTTTAAAACAACCAGAAATAACAGCTCAACCAATAATTGGTATATCTAGTGTTGGTAAAGATCCAGCATCTTTACTGGCAGATAGTATTCAAAATGTTGGTATTCCAAAATTAAATGACCAATTAAATCAAACAAATGAATTATTGACATCTAAACAAACAGAATTTTTAGGTAATGCAAATGAATTTAATCAAAAATTAGCACCAATAATGACTGATGGATTAAATAATTTAGCTGTTGGGATTGGTGAAGCAATGGGAAGTGCAATTGCTGGAGCCGGTAACATGGGTAATCAATTAGCAGCTGTTTTGTTGGGAAGTTTAGGAGCAATTGTATCACAAGTCGGAAAAATGGCAATAGGAATTGGGATAGGATTAGAGAGTATTAAAACAGCATTAAAAAGTTTAAATCCAGTTGTAGCAATTGCTGCTGGTGTTGCCTTAGTTGCTTTAGGTGCATTTTTTAAAGCTAAGTCAGCTGATATTGGTCAAAGTAT